GGTCATGGTCAAGTTTTGCAGCGCAAGGGTATTGGCGGTCGTAGCCGTGGTGTTGCTGGTGATAGCGACGTCTGGTCCTTGAGGCGCCCCTTGCCTTCCAAGGCCAACGCTCCCAAGTATCTTGTTGGTGATGAGGCCGACCAAACCTCCGGCACTGCTTCCTTGATTGGGAGCGTGTGGCGAAAGTATCTTCAACAGGGCCGTGTTCCAGAGCTCCTTCTCCACCCCCCTCACCACTTGGAGTAGGCTGTCAAACATGCCTTTCCAACCACCGGACGACAGGGAGGTTATCACCTCACTGATGTCGGAGGCGACCTGTTTCCACTGCTCCACGATTTCCTGGCCGGCCTTGGCGTGAATCAATTTGATGCGCGCGTTGCTGCTGCCGTGAATAGCCTCAATCTCTTTGTCAATGGCCTCTATTTGCTCAGCGGCGTACTTGGCGTTTATGATACCCGCATCGGCTCTGGCTCTAAGACGCCGCTTCTCACGCTCCAATTCACTGGCTGAGCGCTGCTCCCTGTCCCTTTCAGCAGCCTCCTCCAACTTGGCTCGCTCCAGAATGGCGCGCTTGCTGTAGGTGCCCACGAGCTCATACATCTCGAGCTCCAGCGAGGTTATCTCTCGCAGCATGTCAGTCCTGTTGGAGAGGGACTGCTCCATGGTTCTCTCGTGGTCCAGCACCGACTCAACATCCGCCACGCGCGCCGCCTTCACTTTGCGCTGAGCCTCATCAACGTCGGCTCCATACTGGGCCTCGGCCTTGCCCATCTCTCCCCTGATTCTGGCTATCTCCGCTTGGTTCTGTCCAGCTCTCGCCTCCTCCGAGCGCATCAGGTCCATTCGCTTGGCAAAGGTGGTGTGGATGAGGTCCAACTCTTGTTGGGCTACGGACTCCTGGGTGCGGAGACCGGCGTCAGCGTCGGACTTGGCCTGACTCATACGACGGCGAGCGCCTATCTCAAATATAGAGAAGCGCATGTTTTCAAAGGTGCGATCCCTGTCAAGTTGATCCTCATTCAACTTCTCAATGATGTCTCGCACAGCCTTGACAGAGCGTATTTTTTCCTCGTTGATGCGAGCGTTGATCTCCGCGACTTTGACCTGACGCTCACCAGGTTTTTTGATTCTCTCCGCCTCTTCCAGCTCTCCTAACAGTCCAGTGCCCTCAACGGTCTTGCCATCGACCGTTTTACTCCTGGATCCCATGGTGGCCTGGTTGCGCTTGATCTCCAGAGCGATGGCGTCACTGGTGAACTTCTCCAGAGAGGTTGTTCGTCGCTTTAAGCTAAAATCGAGGGCGTCTTCCTGCGCTTTGAGATTTTCAAGAGTGACGCGAAGTTCTATTTCTGCTAAACGGGTGGCGATCTTAGCCGGATCCTCCCCTTTATGGCCGCCTCCGCGCTTTTCCTTGGTGGGCCAGGTGGCGCTCCTCCCCTTTTCCGGCTTGGCGACGGGCCATTGAATGTCACTTGGATTCACGACCTCAATGCTCTCATCTTTTGGCGGCCCAGGAAGTTTGCCAAGGTTGTCCGTCACCTTTGGAAACGGGTCATACTTTGGCTCCATGATGTTGCGAGGACCGTCACCAAACTTTCTCCTGTACTCATCCCTGGTCCACTTATCACGGGGAACACCGGCTCTCTGCATCTTGCCCTGCTCGGTGGGCGACAGAGTCTCTCCAGTGAAATCTCCCTTCACTCCGTTCCAAATGTCGGCGATGATCGGTCCGGCCCCACCAACGATGTTCGCGACAATGCTAATAACCCAGCGCGCCGGGGTGTTGAGGATTGAGGAGATTTTGAGCAGTATGCTGAACAGGTCACCGGCCATTTTGGCGGTGTCAGCGATGGCGTCCTTGTTCTCGTTAAACCATTGGACCATCTCTTTCAGACCGTCCAAGATACCGGAGTTCATGAACTCGTCCGCCATTCGCTTGGCGGCGGCCACAAAGCTCTCGGCCCAACCTTGAATTTCCCCCTGATGCTTGGCCAACCATTGAGAGATCTCCAACAACCATTTCTGGACGATTGGAAAAGCCGACTGACCGATTTTGAACTTAAGTATGTCGAATTGAAGAGCCAGGAGTCTCTGCTGAACAATGAACTTTCTCGAAGCGTCGACGCCTTCCTCGCCCATGGTGATTCCGAGCTTCTTCATTTCATTGGTGAAGCCCTGGAGATCACCTTTCATAAGGTCTGTGATGGTGGCCCACTCTTCACCCGAGCGGCCGAATATGCGAATAGCCTCTGTGGTGCGCTTGGCACCGGCCTCGAACTGGGCGAGGTACGAGATGACCTGGGCGATGGCCTTGTTGTTGTCCTCAACGTCGAAGTTGAGCTGTCTCAAGTATTTGGAGAGGGGACTAGTGCCACCTTCGTTGGCCTCCGTGATCCTCCTCTGCATCATCTTGAGTGATTGATTGAGTTTTTCAACCGTGCTTCCCGCGGCCGGCGCCACAGCCTGGATGGCCAAAATGTTGTCGATGGTCAGACCGGACTCCGCCCGCATGGTGAACATCTTCTCACCAAACTCCGCGGCGCTGTTCGCCACGTAGTACAGAGCGGCGGCGGCAGCTGGACCAGCGCCAATCAACGCTATCAATGCTCCTGTGATGGCCACCACTGGAATGATCCCGCTGCTCAAGGCCGCAGTCATACCACTGGTGCTGGACAGCACGTAACCCATTTCCCTGCCCAAGGTGTTCATGCCGGGAATGAGGTTGCCGATCTCATTGCCCATAGTCCTGGCGGCGACCTTCCATCCGAGCATCGCTCTCTCAGAGTTGAGGATGGCTCCCGTTAAGCCAGCGTGAGCCCCTTGAAGAGCCTTGATGTCCGCAGCGGCCTTGGTTCCAATTTTGTTGGATCCCATTTCTCGAGCCAGACGATCCGCCGTGGCAGAGAAGGACCTCATGCGTCGATCGTTAAATTGGCGTACTATCTCTTCGCCTTCTTTTTCAGCTCCTTTCTGCACAGCCAGCGTACGCTTGGCCGTGGTTTCCGCGTGGTGAACGTAAAGGTCCCCGGCCGATTTTTGCGCGGCCATTCGCTGAGACCAGGCCAAGTTTTCTTCTTTGATCACTTGCGTCCTGGTCTGCTTGGCGTCCTGAACGTAGGCCTTATTGATCTCTTCTTGTTTTTTGCTGAAGTCTTTGTTGGCCTTGCTTCTGGAGGCCTCCTGCTCTTTCACTCCCTCGGAGAAACTGTGAGTGACTTCCTTGTTTGATTGAATGAGTTTTTGATTGGAGGCGGCAGCTATGTTCTGTTCTACCGTGCGGTTCTTAAGCGCAGCCGTGCTGTCGTTGATGGCCTCTGCCATCTTGTATCCGCTGAGCTCACTGCCAAGAGCCTTTTGCTCGGCGTAAAACGCCCGGGCCTGCTCTTTGGAGCTTCCCATGGCTTTGGCGATACGGGCGGCCGCGGCCTCGGAAATATCCGCCGCCTTCTCCATGGCGTCGGACGCTTCCTTGGCACCCTTCTTAACTCCCTCCGGGTTGGCGGTGAGAGCTATCTCGAGATTTCCAATGTCTCCACCAGTCTCGTCGGCCACGGTTTAGTACTCCGGAAAAATTATTTTCTCTGGGGTCACCTTGTACTGTCGACAGAGCTCGCGTCGGGCGTCATATTCGCCCTCAAGCATGACGGTGGCCTCATCAATGTAGTGATACGCCACCTTCCTAAGCTCCCAAACTTTGACGCCCAGAGCCTTGGCGATTTTGTGTGGACCAGCGTAAGGGGGGCGTCCGCTCCTCGCGCCTCTTAACCAACGGCTGATCTGGAGAACGTCCCCTGCTGTCCACTCTCTGGCAGGACCATCTCCTCCAGCTCGTCCAGCTCTTCCTTTTTTTTAACCGTCTTCGCTTTGTCCTTGCAGAAGTTCCAAAGTTCCTCTATTGCTTTGTGAGAGAACTTCATGAGAGTGGTCTTGTTGAGTGGCGCCGGGGTGCCGTCGTCGTGCTTTGCGTCCCACGCCCGTAACACTCCAGTCCCCGCCTCATCACCGCCCAGCAACATGTCAATGCGCAGAAGTTTTTGATCTTCCACGTAGATGGCGGTGTTCTCCCAAATCTGGTCAACAGCGGCCATCGCCTCATCAATGTTTTCGAGCGTCACCTCGGGAGTGACCGCGGAGGCTGGCGCCAATGGCACCTCTCCGGGGCTGATCTGAGGAGAGTCATCGTTGTAGGGATTGTCCTCGGTGCCCAAGGCTGCCAGGGACTCCGCCTCAATTTTTTGCTGAGCGGCAAGACGCTTGTCTTGCTCCTCCCGAAGGGCTTTTTCCAGACGCTCTCGGTACCTCGCCTTTTGACGGCGTCCAACTCCACGGAAGTAGTCTTCCGTGAAAGCGTCAATGTCGATGTCGAGCTCCAGAGACCCCTTGCCTCGATTAAAGGTGTGGGTCTCTATGAGCTCACTGAAGGATGTTACTGACTTTTGTGCGTCCATGTGCCTCTCGCTTTACAGCGCGGTCAAGGTGGTCCTGATCAGGGCCTCAAACAGTTTGTTACCAAACGTTGGGTGATAGGCCGGGACCAAGGTGTATGAGTATCCCCAGACACCGCCGGCGTCTTCCTGCTTGGTGGCGATGATCTGTGACACGAAGTCGATCTGCGCCTGATAAAAGTAGGTGGGGGTGACGGCCTCGATCTGAGGACCGGTGGCCTTGATGCGGATCAAGTAATACGGGTTGTTAACGGCGGTGATGGCGTTGAAAAAAGCGCGTGACTGAGCGTTGTGCTCCGTGCACATGAGACCGCTCATGGTGGGAACAACCTCAATCGGCTCCTTGTATGAGGCCTCCGAGGTGTTGAGAACCCACTTCGCCACCTGTTTGTTGTCAATTCCGAACTGAGCCATGTAGGCGTCGGTCACCTTGGTGGTGCCGATGGTGCCTCCGATGGGGTCCATAAACACGTCGATCTCTCGCGGACCAATCGGCAACTGAGCGATGGCCGTGGGAGAGCCGGTCAAAGAGACCGAGGTCATGTTCTTGGAGAGTATCTTTCCGCTCAGCACGGCCTCGTCCTCTTTGATGTCGAGTCCCAACTGAGTGAAGATCGACTGCGCCGTTTGACTGGCGGCGTCTCCATCGCCTTCCTGAATGGTCAGCGTCTTGAAGGTGTCGGCGCCTTGCGCCTTGACCGTGAAGAGCCAATCTCTGGTGAGCACTCCGTTGGTGGGCGTGGTGATCACCGGCTGAACCATTGTGGCCAGCGGATAAACGATCTCGGTGTAGTTGAAGGGACCACTCATGGTACCGCTGGAGTAGTCCTGCGTAACCTTGAAGGCCGTTTGTCCCTTGAAACCGAGGGCGCGATATTGCTTGACTGTGAGCTCTCGCTGGAGCTCAATGCTGGTCAGTGGGAGAGACTTGTTCGCTGGCACCGGAGTGCCGGGAACCGTTTCTACACCGACCTGAACTACTCTGTTTACTATCGGTCTTCCCATGATTACTCCCTCCTACCGTGGAGAAGAGGCGCAGGAGCGCCGCCTTCATGGTTGATTACTTGGCCTTCTCAGTCTTTTCGACCGGGGCCGCTTTCTCGTCCGGAGTTATCTCCAGTGTGCAAGCACCAGACTCCAGGCTGCCCACGCTGGATTGGGGCAGGATGAGACAAAGGTTCACGTATGGATCTCCTCCAGTGATGAACACCTCGCTCATGGAGTTCGGACGTCTCTCCACTCGAACGTGAAGTCCGCTGAGCTTCATAAAAAGCACCTCCACAGTTGTTCTAAACCTAACCTTCACCAAGTTCGTGAAGGCAAAAAAGCCGAAACGTTGTGAAGCGATAATTATTCAATTGCGGAATTTAGTGATTTTACGGAGTTTTGGAGATCCAAACTCGGTATATGCCGCCCAGGTTCTGAAACCGGTTTTGGGACTGATCGTACTCCGGCATGTCGATCTCTGCTATTCGGTGTGGAGTGAAATAGTAGCCGCCGAAGGCGACCTTTACCTGATCCTCCAGCAGCTCATCGACCCGCTTACTGGCGTTGATGGCGTTCTCACTGGGCACTCCCTCTGAAACGACCTTTACCTGGAGATCGGTTCTGCTCAGCATCCTGTTTTTGCCGACCCCTCTACGGTCGATGCTCCCCATGTGATTTATCACCACATAAGGAAAACCCAACTCTCTGGACGCTCGGTCAACGTAGACACGGACCGGCAGGCCACCCAGGAGTCCCTGTAAGGTCACGTCATCCTTCAAAAGGTTATAAACCCACGTTTTTGCTTCTTGGACTTCTGTGCCCATCTATCGCCTCTCTAGACCAATATCTCCCCGGGGTCTACCAGCACCCTGGCGCGTCCGGTGCCCCAACCCTTGACCAGCGCCCCCAACCGGTTCTCCAGCTCCACCTCCCCCAGCAACTTAGCAGGGTACATGTAAGGGATCGGATCCATATTTACCGTGCCGTGCTCCACGAACCGGCTGTATCGAGCCAGGCTGCTCACTATGGCGGTGGGGTCCGAGAGGGTGGCCCGCTTGGTGATCTTGATGTTTTGCTTGAGAAATCCGGTCTCTTCTGGCGCGAGCTGCACGGCTATGTCTTGGGTGTGCTCGGCCACCTCGTTGACCGTCTTGATGACGTCTTTTTGCAGCCCCGCCACGAAACGCTGGAGCTTGCTCAAATCCAGTTTTGCGTACTGCCTGGCCATTCATCTCACTGGTTACTCAAGTTGGCTCCCACGATCAGGAGCGGGCTCAGTGACTCATCCAACCGCTGAAGGTCGATGAAGGTGAGCTCCGGACGATCACCTCTGGCCTTCACCTTGATGATGAAGTTGTCCTTGATCTTCATCGTGTCTGACGTGACTCTCAAAAGTATGCGGTGACTCACGGAGGCGGAAATCACCTGAGCTTGCGACAACTGCTCAAACCTTCGGTTGCCATAGCGCTCATAAAAACAGGGGACATTGGAAGCCACCACCGGACTGGCCGGATCGGGCGCCAATTGACCGCGAGAGTTTTGCACCTCTCTCTGGTCAATCACATCGCAGACGTCCACAAACTGGTCAATGATGACGTCCACAAACGAGTTTGATAGGTCGAATAGAGAGCCCATGGTTACGCGACACCTATCGTCCTCTCTCCGCTTAAAAGGATGTGAACCTCAGCGGGCATGTTGGCCAAGGCGAGCTGGTTTTGATAAAACCCGGTTTCCGGCTCATTCCTGGTGATCTGCGCCGAACTACCAATCTTGATGCTCTTGATTCCAAAGGGTATCTGCCCCTCGACCAAGGCGCTGTTCATCATCCTCGCCGCCACATACCCCGTGGCCAGTTTGATGTTGAACTTGACGCTGTTGAAGCTCTTGTAAGTGATCTCCACAAACGGCTCTGTCAAACCCAGTGTCAACAGTCCCGGCGTCAGGTTGCCAACAGCGGCCATGGCAGTGAGCTCCACGTAGTTTTCCTGGTTGTTGATCACGAGAGTGTTACTCTGAAACGTGGCGAACGTGTCAGCGCCGGTGAACACCTTGTAGCTGCTCACGGACAGCACCGGGGGATTGTTGACCGTTATTCTTCGAGTGACCGGATCCCAGCGGTGCTGCTCAACCGTGTCGAGCTCTGGCACGTAGACTTTTCCAGTTTGCGCTTCAATCCAGCGGGAGGCCGAGGCCAAAAACGACTGAATCAGTCCCAAGTCGTCGGGAAGGGCCTTTTCCACCCCAAACATGGCGGCCGCCGAGACAAAGGCATTGGGATCAAGGTACAAGGGACCGAAGTCCGGGTGATTTTGAAGCGGCACAGTTCAACTCCTTAAACTCACGCAAGTGGTGAACTTATCTTAACAGTGATGTGTCCATCATTTGGAATGTCCAAAGATTTACCACCCTGGTACTGAACGGTCCACCGTGCCCGATAAAAGCCAGCCTCCAAATCAGCGTCATCCACCGACCAGTCGTACCGAACTATTCCGCTGGTGGAGGGAGCAACTATGACCGCGGCGGCTTCATTTATTTGAAGAGTGTCAGTGGCGAAGTCCCTCATCGAGAAGGTAACCCCCGTGACGGCCGGACCACTCAAATCGAGAGGCGCCCCCTGAGCGTCTTTCAAGCTATCCTGTATAGAAGGAAGCCTGTTACCCTTGGTGATAAAAAAATCAATGGTCATCGTAGTCAACCTCGCTGCGTTTTCCCATCACTAGTTAAAGCACTGAATGTCCCGGCAGCGCTTAAAGAGCTAGACGTTCTGCCGGCTTCACTTAAAGAGCTGGACGTTGAAACACTTTTTCCAACAGGAGCCGGGATGGTGATGGGGGCCTGTTCACCATTCGGAATGATTGTTGGCACATAAAAAGTAAGGCTCAGGGATACAAAGGGAACTGTCACATTACTGTTTAAGACTGGGCGAAACATCTGCAAAGTGAGCGGGGAAGTCGACACCGTAATGCCAGCGCGCAACACCGCTTGAAATCCAATAAGACTCAGAGATGACAAGCCCGGCCGCACTGTCATGTCCTGACGCATCACGGGTTGCAGGCCGGTGATGGTAAGGCTTGCAAAACCAATCGCCAAAGAAAATGAGAGCTTTGGAGCAAAAGGCGTCAGCGTTAAAGAGCCGGCCGGTGGAGTGACGTGACTATCGATGTGCGCCGATGGCGCGTGTGAAGTCAAACTCAGATTAGTCGTCGGTGGGCTGGGAGATCCCCCTCCGTTATCCACCGTGGGAGAAAATCCAGTGGTCACCAGTGCCCCAGTTATTGGAGTGACTGAGGCCGGCAACGCTGGAGCAAAACCCGTGACGCTGAGTGAGCTAGTCGATGGTATCGTCGCGTTGAGTAGTTTGGGAACAAGCGCTGTTATGGTGAGTGAGCGCTGAGGAGGAGAAACCTGAACCGGGGTCAGCGCTGAAGGTGAAAACACCGACAAAGACAGAGCTCCCACTGAAGTAACAATGGAATTGCGCAGCGGGGGCGCAAAGGTGTTAATGGAAAGCGCCTTCACGGGTACGATGATGGCTGATCGAAGCAAAGGTGCAAACACGCTCAGCGACATGGACAGGGTCACCGGAACAGAAATCAATCCAACTTTTGTGGATGGTGCCAGCGTGCTTAAAGACAATGGCCGAGTTCCTGGTAACGACTTCACCGGGGTCAACGCCGCGACAGTGAACCCCGCCAATGATAAGGACAACTTGGATGGAATAACTGCTGACGCGAGCTCTGGTGAGAACACCGTAAGGCTCAATGATTTGACCCCGGGAGTCGTTTTGGTCGCCAACACCGGAGCAAACCGAGTCAAGGACATGCTTAGTACGCCAGGGGTTACAACGATAGAGGAAGCGACCTGCACCGTGGGAGCAAACGAGTTTGTCATAAAAGCGTTGACATTGGGCACCACTTTCCTCGGCAACATAGGGGCGAAAGCTGAGGTGTTGAGCGACAGCTTTGGAGGTATCACCGCGGTCGCCAGCTTTGGAGCAAAAGCGCTGGTGGCCAACGCCTTAACCGGGGGAATCACCGCCTTTCTCAAAACCGGAGACCAAGCCATGGTGGCCAAAGAGAGGGCTCCCGGGGTAACTGTGGTGTCCGCCACCTCTCTCACTTGAATCCAGGCGATGCACCAGTCAGCAGATGTGATAGTCAAGTTGTACGTTTGAGTGGCGGTGCCAGTCACGACCTTAAACTGAGACGCCACCTCAGATCCACCAGTAGTGGTGCCAACACCGGATGTTTGTTGAGTGGACCAGCTGCCGTTGGAAGTGTCCGAGTCCGCAGTGATGGCGGCGTTGCCCTCAGCGCCCATGGCAGCGAATATCAGGTCCCCACTGGTGATTGATCCCGAGGTAATGCTTGGAGTGGTGGATGAACCCGTGGTGGAGCCTCCAGCAATGAACACCGCTCCAAACCCGTTGGCCGCGGTGATCTCAGTGATTGTCCACGATCGCGCCACAGTGGTCCTTCCACCAAAGGAAATGGTGATGGAGTTGCTGGTCAAAACCGCACTGCGCAATCGGCAGGTGATGATACGCAAGCAGTGTCCAGCACTGGCGTTTCCCGGATCATTGAGAGGGTTCTGACGAGAGGTCCAAGTGTTGGTCACCCCGGAGGCATTGTCAGTGGTGTCCGAATATGGGTCGGCCCCGGCGGTACCAGAGTTGTCGTAGGCTATCGCGAGAATGATCAGTGACCCAACTGACAAATTGGCATTGGGACTGATCACCAAAGTGTTCTGACCAGCGGTGTTGGTGGAGCCAGATCCGCGATTTGTGCCAGTTAAACTCAATCAGTCTCCCTTTACTAAACGGGCACCGGGAAGTGAACCGGTGCCGCATCAGTGCCTCTTTAATGGTCGATCACGCTACTTTTGACGCACCCAGTGACCTCTCCAACTCTAAAAGTCGCTGAGTCAGGCTGGCGTTGCTGGCGCAGGCCAAAAGCAGCTGAAGCGTGCGCACCTCTTCATCGGTCCATCCAATCAGCTTGGTCTCCACCTCTGTTCTGGCCAAGAGAGGATTTTGTTGAAGTATCTCCTTGTACCTATCAGGCAACTGCTCCCTGGTCACCTGTATTTGAAGCTGAGAGCTCATGAAGTGGCAACGTCCTCAGTGATCTCTATCGTGACGGACCCCGCTTGTCTCATCTCCGCCAACACCGCCTGTTTTACAGCCTCACTCTCCGAGTGGGCAAAGGCAAAGCCGACCAAGTTGCCGTCCTTTTTGATGTCCACGAAGAAGCCGTGCTTTTCTCCAGGCTTGGTCTCCACTGAGTATCCAGCGGCTCCCAACTTCTCCTTCAGAACTGACCCGATCACCATTCCGTCTTCAATCGACTCTCGAACCAAACTGTTGAAGGGAGTGGTGTCCCCTTCCGCGAGCTTGATCATTTCGGCCATCGCCGCTGTTCTCATGTGCTTAGGCTCCTTACCTCAGATTAGGTCAGGGTGAACACGCCGGAGGCGTTTATCTGAACCGTGAAGGTGTTTCCGTCAGTGGTGGTCACATCAGCGGGAGTGGAGTCCAAAAGGCAATAGCACAGCACGTTTCCACTCACCTCATAAATGACCGCGAACCTGGCCGTAATTGAACCTCCGCTGGCCGTCCAGACCGGGTCGCTTGAAATGTCCACCGTGACCGTGGTGGTGCCAGCGAGCGTCAAAGTGACAGCGATGCCACCGGTGGTGTATCCATTGGCATTTGAGTGCTCGTTCGTCAGGCCAGCGTAAGTGGTTGACGAGGCCCCGATGTTGGAGGTGCTCAAAAACAGCGCCATCTTCCAGGAGTCGGAGTCAATGTCGAAAGTGCCGTTCAAAAGTGAGGTGCGACCGGTGTTGGTGAACGTCCACGCTCCAGCGGCGCCGCCCATGATGGTGCGTTGTCCGGTGCGCTCAAAGTGCTCCCGCGCCTGTCTTTCTAAGCGGGCGTCCTGAAAGAGCTGACGAATGCTGAGCGCCAAGTCCCGCTGAACTATGACGTTGCCGGAAGGCCTTTGAAGAGTCTCCATGTCGCTCCTTATCACTAATAAAGCGCCAATAAGTTCGTGGCGGTTGTTCCGGTGGACCAAACACGCTTGACCTGAATGCGAAGCAAGCCTACTGGCACGGCGTTGAACGTCACGGTGCCAGAGTCCAGCATGTCCACCTTGATGGCTCCAGTGCCTCCCACCCAAATTCCCTTGGTGGCGGCGTTGGGAAGGTCAACGGTGTCGGATGGCGTGATGGCGGCGCCGTTAGTGGGCGCCGCCTGATTCGCCAGCAGGGCTTGTGGTCCAAACTTCATCGATCAAGTCTCCTCTTAGAGCTTGCGATAGGTGATGTAGGCCCATCCAACGAGGCCGGCCGCCGCGCCTGAGACCCTGGATCCCGTGATCCACTTGCCTTGGGCGAGACGCTGACGGAACTTACCGTTGGTGCCTTTGTTGTCCATGTTGTTGAACTGTCCTGTGGCTCCGTTCATGTCCTGGCCGTCGATCAAATTGTCGCTGGAGGTGGTGGCGCTGGTTGGCGTTGTGCCAAAATCGGCCGAGCACGCGGCTGTGGCCACCGTAGTGATGTCGATCTCCAATCCCAGGATCAGGATGTCCCCATCCTCGGGATTGGCCCATGAAAGAATGCCTCCACCAGTGTCCAGCGCGCCGAGGGCGACTTTCTCAGTGATGGGGCTCTTCTTGGCGTTTACGAAATTGTCAGGAACATTGTTAGTCATTGTGGTGTCTCCTTAACAAACTAAAAAAATGGATTTACTCAAGTCAGCCCTTATACGTCACCGAGCTGTGCCCACACGATGGTGATGGTGCCGTTGACCACCAGAGAGTCGTTGCCGGCGCTGTCGGCGTCCGGAACGGCAAAGTTCAACAGAGCGTCAATAGCAGTGGTGGTGCCGTCCAGCGTAGACCCCGCGGTGCTCTTGCCTTTGGGGGCTCCGGCTCCGGCCGTCAGCGTCGCGGCCGTGGAGGGAATGATGTTAGCCTCCGTGCTGGTCAGGGTGGCATCGGCGGCGGGAGCGACCGTTCCAATGGCTGCCACTATGGCGGCTCCGGCCGCAAGGTTGGTGCCCACTCGAGCGATGCTCAAGCTCATGCTCGCGCCGAGGATGTTGATAAGTCCCTCGGGAAAGTCATAGATCTTTTGTGATCCTTGAGAACCGTTGGTGGTGGCGTCCACCATGGCGACTACCACGTTGACGAGAGTAAAGATAGTCTTGTGAAGGAGTCCATCCCCTTGCTCCACGACTGAGACGCCAGTGCCGGCCTTGGCGCCAACACCGGCCTCAGTCAAGGGGGGATTCTTCAGGGTGAGGGTGCCCTCAACCCTGGCGTTGCGGTGGTAAAAAGAATGTCTTGGCATCGTGCTCTCCTCATTCCGGCTCTACTGTCGAGCCTCAACTCCGATGCTTGGATCGGATTGTTACTTGCTGGGTTTGGGGGCGGCTACCCGCTCCACGTGTTCACCAAACATCTCCGTGAGCTCCTGCTCCACATCATTGGAAACCGGCCCAGTTGACAGGAAGTTGTCGTCGAACCTGACGTTTTTGTAGGAGCCTCGAAGACCATTGACGCGGAGGTGTGTCTTCGCCTCCGAGCTGACTTTGATTACTCCGGACTTCATTTCCAGATCAACTTGGCTGCTTGACCGGGTGTTCGGTGATGGCTCTTGACTTGGCATTGAACTCTCCAAAGTTTGTAGCTTTGGCGGCGCCTCATGACGCCGCCGCAGCTAGGGTTAACGGATCACCTTACAGGGTCTGCGTGGGGATCCTGATCTTGCGATGGAACGAGGTCACGAACACGCACAGTCCATTCATCAGGAACGGGATGTACACGTTCGAGAGCGCGTTGTTGAAGCCCACCGGCAACTCGAGGATGGCGGGTTGAGGCGAACCGAGATAGGCGAGGCCCATCCCGTTCGGATCAATCACGTACATGTCCTCAACGCTGGTTCCCGACAGGTCGTAAAAGCCGATTCCCTCGTTCTGAGCCGAAGCCGGAACGGCCATCAGCTTTTGAACGGTGTCGGCTACGGTCAGGATTCCGCTGGAGGTGAGGTTGGTCGGAATACCGCCGCCGGGGGTGGCGTTCACGATGCGCAGGAAATTGAGGAGCTCATCCTCAACGTCCACCTTGGCGCCCAGTGAGAGCAGGATCATCAGGTCGTCCGTGTCTCCACCAGAGTTGACCACCTGGCCCACTGCGCGGTTGATGGTGCGCAGATATGAGTCAGAGGCTGACTTGGTGATGGAGGTGCCGGCCGCCTTCAGGATGGTCCTGAGGCCGTCATAGGTGGTGTTGTCCCAGAGTCCGTCCTCGTTGTTGAGAGTGCCGGTGTTGGTGGTGTAGTTGCCCTGGCAAATGAGAGCCTGATTGAGACGGGCGATCGCCGTCAAAGCTCCAATGACTTCCAGGTTCTGAGATCCCGACAGGTCGAAACTCATTCCGCTCTGCGCCACAGCGTACTGGAGCTTGAGCGAAATCTGCCTGCGGGTCGCCAACACGGCGATGTTTGAGTTCGCCTTGCGGACGTAAGTTGACTGTGACTCCGTGGCCGCCAAGTCGCCCATTTCCGTGACCGTCGAGGCCGTTCCCACGGAGGTGCGCTGGTCGTATGTGTGCACCAAACCGTTGGCCGGGAAACGACGAATCATGTCTCCCAAAGGAAACTTGCGAAGGTACGCCTCTCGGAGGAGTGGGTCGATGTCCGTGCGGATGAGTGGACCACCGGATGTGAGACCACCGCCGGTCTCAAGAGCTTTGCTCAATGAACTCGCATCCGGGAAGAGTCCCTTCTGGAGTCCGAGTTCAAAACCCTGCTCGATGGCCTGTCCGGCACCGTGACGGTTCTTCCACTGCACAAAGGGAGTGCCCTGACCCTGCTTGGTGGCCGTGGCTGCGCCCTGATGCAAAAGGATCTGAATGGCCGTCTCAAGCTCGGCGTTGCTCACCTTGTACCGACGGCGACCTTTCATGTCGACGTACGTTTCTCTCAGGTAAGAGACCGGATCCTCGAGAGCCTTCTCTGATCCAAAGTGCTTGAAGTCGCGGTGGAACTTAGCCACCGATTCAAAGTTCTTACGGAGGGGGTCAACGTGATCTACCGTGTCGTCTCCGTCTTCGGTTTTGGCGTGAATGGACACGGGGTCGCCAGCTTTCGCGGTTCCGCCTCCTGCGGCGGCCGCTTGCTGACCGGCCTGAGTCCCCTTGGCGATTTTCTCAAGTCGGGCGATAAGGCTCTCCTTATCCGCCGTGCCCGTCTCGGTTGTCTCAACGTTTTCGTCAGGCATCAGTTTCTCCTCGTGGAAAGGGGGTTTAAGTTCGCTTGCCTCATCGGAGGACGCTAGGAGACGCTGGCGCCCGGGCGCGGGGCCGGTTGCTTCAACAGCTCCTCGGCTTGTGCGGTGGCGGACTCAGCTCCTGCTTTCCAGAAGGCGACGTCTTCTTCCAACTGCTTCTTCTCCGCGGTCAACCTCTCAATTTCCGCGGCCTTCTCATCGACCAAAGTCTTTTGCTGGGCCAAGGCCTCGCGAAGCGCTTTCTTCTTCGCTTTGACGGCCTCATCAATGTTTGCGATGTTAGCTCCGGCGCTCTTCTCCTCATCCGTCTCATCCGGATCGGTGACAGGAGGCGCGGTGGCTGATTTGGAACTGTCACCGCATTCCGCTCCCAGCGAGCAGCAGAGGCGGTGCATTTCCTGGACGGCGGCCTGGTCTTCTTTGTTGTTTCGACGACCCTCTTTCATGGCCGTCTGAATGTAATTGACCATGGCGAAGTCTACCGCCTTTCGCATGGCCACGGACTTCTCATCCTCGTCATCTGAGAAGTAAGCCGACAACACCTCCATCATCTTGCTCTGGAAGGACGCGAACATGTCTTTGGCGGCCGTGACTTTGTCCTCAGCCGACATGTTGGAGTTGAAGTACATCAGCTCCACCAAGCAATCTTCCATGAGATAAACGTAAAGCCAGGGATTTTCGAAATGCTCTTGAAGAGCCTCCGAGAAAATGTCCTTGGCCTCCTTCGGTGTGGAGGCCTCCGCGATGCGCTTTCGAAGTTTTTCCGACATGTGTTGCTGTCGCTCCTTTTTCGTGAACCGCTTGGCGAAACTCCTCACCCTTTTATCACTGGGATCGCTCGATAGCGATTTTGCCTCGTTTTGGTCACCATCCGGAGGCGGAGGAGGAGCGGTTTCTTCCGCCTCCGGGGCCGGGGTTTTGCCCAGGTTTTTCAGGGTTTCTCCTTCTTCAACGATCTCCTCCACAGTCACGGTCTTGCTCTCACTCGGAACTATGGGAGGAAGTGTGAGCTTGTCGCGCTCACGCAGCACACTCTTGGCCTGGTGGACCCAGGACTTGGACTTAACATGTTGCACCCAGGCCGTTTGATTGCACGGAATACCGACGATGGAGGTCTCCAGGTAGATAACGTCGTCGATTTGCCTTCCACCTCCGGAGGCGGATGACTTGTCCACGATGGCGATGGTGACAGAGGCGCCGAGCTTGACGATACCCTCATCGATCTGCTCCCAGGTTAGGATGGCACGGGGGTTCTTCTCAGTGACAACCACGTCAAAGTCCAAGCACATCACTTTGACAGAGACCATCTTTCCTTCCGCGCTTTGCACCTTAAAGGTGCGAGTCACGAACTCAGTGGCCTCAACCGCGCCAAACACTGACTCCGGCACGTAGGCCTCGTGATTCAGGAAGATGGTGGTGCCAACGGCAGCGCCCTTCATGCGCTCCAAAGCGTTCTTTGACATCACGTCGTTGACGAGGTCAAAGGCGTTTGAAGAGGCCGTGAGCCTCACGCGCTTTTTGCCATCCGAAGCGCGGGCGTCGTTTTGTTTGACCTCAAAAATGCGAAGTCCCTGCGCGGCCCACTCAGTGTCTTCGGGGGCTGGCTCCGTTTCACCGAAGCGAAGGGATCGCATGGGAAGGTCCGTGACAAACTTAAACTTGGGCAAGAGATCGGTGTCAAGTTCGCCCTTGATCTCCGCCAGCATCTCAGTTTGGGTTTTTGTGGTCATAAGTCGAAAATCCTATCTATGAAAAATGATTTAGTGCTTTTTGGCACTTTTCCCATCATCCTCTTCATCCGGAACCGTCTCACTGTCAGGGTTGGGTTTGTTGGGCTCTTCACCGCCTGGATTGTTGTAGACCTGATTATTGAGAACCGTGAGTGGCACCAGTCCAACCGAGCTGTTCAGAAGCACGTCGTCCGCAATCTTGAGATCCAATGGCTCCTTGCCAGCGTCTCTCCTCGCCTCATTGATGGTGATGTACGGCTGCTTGGCCATCTGGATGGCGGTGAGCTCCGCTTGCTTCAAGGCGTCCTTCTGATTGAGTATTGGATAGTCAATGCGACAGTTGTGCTTTTTCGGATCCCCATAGGTGGGAACGATGTACTGGTTCTCCATCTTTCTGATTCGGACGATGGTGTCCTTGAGTCCCTCACCCATCTGGTCTAACAGCGCCACGGTGTTGGCGCGAGTGGAGTCAGCTGATTGGGCCAAAGCGGTGATGGGGAGACCAAAGAGGGCGCACACCTCTCTCACGAACCAGAGCTGCTTGTCTAACTGCTTAAGGTCTTTCGGCTTGAAAGGGATAAACTTCGGGTCTTTGCTTCCCGAGATGACCACAAACGCCCATTTGGCGGCCGCCGCGATCTTGGCGCGCACCTCATCCGCGGTGGCGGGAGTGGTACCCTCACCCAGGCTGAGCGCGCCGCTGGCTGAGGGATAACGGAGTTCATGGAGAAGGTGGTCATCCCCGGCGAGGAGACCTTGGACAGCCATATCAAGCACTTCAACATGAGAAAGACCGAGTTTGTCATAGCTCCTTTTACGATTGGTAATGTTCATCACGTGCTGGTCGCCCAGGTAGCGCTTCACCCGCGAGGTGGATGAGTCAAACTCGGCGTACCTAGGAGAATCCAGCCTGGTGCCATCCCAATTCGATAAGAACCCTATGTTGGCGGCGTTCAAAGGGGTGATGTTGTACGGTTTGGCGTCCCTTTGAAGCCAGAGCTCAGCGAATCCATGACTGAGAACAAAGTAGTCCTCAACCATTTGCTCTTTGACCTCTGCGTAGGAATCGCCGTTGCTCATGCGCTTGGAGAACAAGTCCTCAATAGCCGTCTTGACCTTCTCGTCCATTGGTTTCTTGGGATCCACCGGCACCACTGCGGGAACCACCAAAGTGGTGAAGTTTCTGTGGATGTCAAGCGCGGTGCGAACGGCCCAAGAGTGCTCGGCGTAAAGTCGCCACTGCTTCACGCCGGACTTCTTGACAGCTTTGGTGTCACTGTGAATCACGCCCACCTGCTGGGAGCTGGCGGCAGTGATCTCTCCCGTGGTGACGGCGTCACGCATTGACTTGGGGTTCAAGGTGATCGCTTCGGCTATGAGATCAACAATGTTCAATCGTATAGTCTCCGGGGTCTTGTTCTACTATCTCATCCGGCGATCAACTTGACGGTTTTTGCCCCTTTTAGAGCGATCCTGGCGGGAATTGAGAGAGCCAGTTTCACCAACTGAAACACCAGCGAGGGAAACCACAACAGGGTGGTGGCAAAGGCGAGGTCATAGCGAAACTTTTCATTCCGAACCAATGTTGCCGGCTTAAACACCGCCACCCAGCAGGTGTAAAAAACCCCCAGCATGAACCACAACGTGATGCCGATAAGTACGAAGATGAGGTGGTCAATCACAGCGGCCTCCCAACACGAAAGTGCGATGAAATGTATCCCCGCATCATTTCGTTGACCTTGGTTTTTTCCAACAACTTCCAAAAACCGGACACGAACTCCTGGTACGTGACTTGGGCGCACTTGTCCCTAAACTCCAGCACCGCCTCTGTTCCCCCGAGATGGGCGACCATCGCCTCGTTGATGGTGTGCTCCCCGTCCTTGAAGAGCATTTGAACTGGACCAGAGGTGGGCCCATTCATGGCGACATGACCGACCCCTTCAACCCGCAGTGTCATGGCCTGCCTCCGGAAGCCTGATACCCGTGACAAGGGGCCGAGTACATGAGCTTGCCGTCTTGAATTCCGAAGTTGATGCGGAATTTTTCATAGATCATCTGGGTGACTCGAGTGAAGAGCTCCTTGTCTTCCACGTCCTTGAGGTGCTCGGTGTAGAACTTGGCGTAAATCAATCCGGTCCCTCGCTCGTGACCAGAGCCCATTGATCTGCCACCTCCAGGTCTGCACCTGTAGTTGGAGTCAGCCATGGCTTTGTCGTACTCCTCTTTGGTGACTCGCTCGTCGTTTATCACGTAATAAGTGACGGCCGGTTTACCGGAGTCAATATCCAGGTAAAACTTGTGTGGATACCCATACTTCCAATCGGAGCCGGAGTAGCGGACCACCCTTCCGGCTTGAAACAGGGAGAGCATCTCCACCGGCTCCAAACTGCCACAGTACCAGCACCGTTTCACTCCCTCATCTCGGTCCCCCCACTTTCCAGCCATGAGAACCTTTTGAAAGTGGTCATTCTTGTCGCCGTACTGTTTTGACAATTCTCGGTATCGCTCACGTTCTTCTTCCGTAAAATCGTGGTGTCCCACGTAGCACCTCCTCAATTCGATGCGGTCGAAATAAGCTCAAACAACTGCTCAACCGCGTTGCCGCTCAACGCCGAACCAGTGGCGACGTATCCGGGAGCGGCGTTGGGCACAAACTCCAGGATAGCGTGACAGGCCATGGACAAGCACACGGCCAAGTCAATTTTCAAATGGTCTTCTCGCTTGACGATGCGTATTTTTCTGTCCCCATCCGGCTTACGATTGGCGTTAGCGAGGTGCTTTTGAAGCTCCTCCTCACCACGATGCCACACGCGCCTCTCTCGAATAAGATCCAACAACTGTTTGTCAGCAATCTGCCGTTCCGTCTGTTGGGAAAACGTCTCCGTCAGCACCTTCGCGCTCAGGTCCTGAGCCATGAGGTGGAGCTCGGTCCGGTCATAGACCAGCTTGATGACATTCCAGTTGTCAATGAGCTCCTCTATCTCTTCGCGTATTTTCCTAAAGTCAAGCGACTTGGTCTTTCCAGTGACCACCAAGTAGTCTTCCGGCACCTTTTTTGGGTTCCACTCGTGAACGGCCTGCACCGCCAGAGCGCCGGACTTGGTGGGGTGGGCTGACACGGCAATCAATCCAAACGAGTCGTTATTGATTCCGGCGTCCAGAGCGACCACCAGAGCGTCATTTATGGTTGGAGGAGGCATTTCCTGGTCAAGACATCCGGGGGACCACCAGAGGATCGAGGGAAGAAACGGCTCCGAGTCGCTGATGTCCTCCCAAGCGGCTTCGAGAAGCACCCTGGCCTCCGCCTCGGTGAGCGACTTTCTCCTGTTGGAGACGTAATTTAGCTCCAGGTTCTTTTCGTTCTCAGCCGTGTACAAGGTGAGCACGGAAGCCAGCTTCTTGAACTCCAACTTGGGATCGTCCGGCTGCATGGCCGGCTCCTCTCCCGGCTCCACTCCTCCAAAATAATCGTAGAGCCAGTGTTTCCTGGGAGTGGTGGTGAGCCATATTTGACAGGGCTCACCGTTTGGTCCCGGAATACGGACACGGCCGTCCAGCGTCTTGAGGGCCTCAGCATTTGAGTGGCGCCTCGCCTCATCAAAGTGGGCAAAAGAGACGTTTGGACCTTCCCAGCCAGTTGGATCCTCGATTCCCCCGCAGTACAGAGTGGAGATGCCTCCAAGTTCGTTGTAGAAGTGGAGCGGGAAAAAACCACCCGGATCCCAGGTGGGCGATAGTCGGTGCCTCTGCTCTTTGACAACGACTTTGAGTGGACACCACCTCCTGAACTCTGGCCAAAGGCTCTTCTTGAAGTGGGGAAAGTCTGGGGAGACCATGATCCCGTCCATACCGCGGCGCAAACGATTGAGGGTTTTGATCACTCCCGCGGTGCTCTTTCCAGATCCTTCTCCACCTTTGAGCAATCCATAACGGGGACCATCGGTGTAAACGAACACCTCTTCCCTGTGATTGTGAGGATGGTACTGGTTCTTCCGCTCTCTGTTGAGGAAAACGGAAGGCCAAAGAGACTCCTGCACGGGAGAGCCCATTTGTATGGACTTATTCTTTGCTCTCACCCGCTCTCTTAAGTTGGAGCTCACTGTACCGTGCCGTCCTCCAGATTGTCGTAGTCTTCTCCTGAAGTCACAATGGTCCCGTCGACTGTGACAGGGCCGTCCTCACCACCTTCTCTGGTGTCTGCGTCAACGTCACTTTCAGCGCTCGCACTGCGCTGGTTGGTCTCCAACAGCAACTCCGGCTGAACATGCCAGTCGTCAGCCACCCACTCAACCAGTTCCTGCATGATTTCCTGAGGAGTGAGGTGTGGACGCTCACTGCGAAGGGCCGCAAACATCTGATCTCTGATCACCTCCAACGCTTTCTTGGCCTTTTCCAATCGCTCAGCATCGCTGGTGACGGTCACGTCAACCTTGCTTCTGCTGGTCTCCATCTCGGCAGAGAGTCGGAGCATCTTGCTAGCAATCTCTGCCATGGTGGCAGCGTCTCTAAAGGTGACCTTGACTGGCTGAATGATGGTGACGGTGTCAACCTCCACTTCGTGCTCCTCACCATCAACTTCAACCATTACTTTCTTGGTGCCCTTGATGATCTCCTGAGTGAGCGGCATCTTTAGAATGTCATTGGCCCTCTCCATTAATTTTTCAGCCAATGTGAATTCTTGCTCTCTCAGGTCTACTCGACGCCTGGCCCATTTGACCGCGTCTTCCTCAAGTATCTTTTGAGCTTTTTTCTGCTGAATCTCAGCGAGAAAACCGTCCCAATCTTTTGACCGCTCCACCCAATCAAACTTGGCCGACCACTGCCGAACGGTGGACTCCTTCACTCCCACTTGAGCGGCCACCGCCGCGATGGTTCGCTCCGGACCCATGTATATGTAAGTCTGAAAACCGCTGAAGGCGACAGCGCCTTCACCAGTCCTTCGCTCCCAACTCTTAGCCACCGTTTGGTCCTTTCTGCTGAG